CTACTTTACCTGCGACTGTTTCAGCTCCAAGACAGCGGATTCAATGAGGTTTTCAATCTCCTCTGCGTTCAGCGTGAACCCCTTACTGTTCAGAAACTCAATCACATATTTCTTCTTTTCCTCTCCTCTGCCGCTACCGACATAGAGCATTTCTGCCGCCTGTACAGCGACCTGCACCCACAGCTTGATGGTGGCGAATTGTTCCGCACTCACCTTGGTCTTGATATAGGGAATGAGGAAAGCGGTAATCAGCGAGAAAATGAGGGTCAGAACTGCGGTGATGATAGGGGTAAGATCAACCATTGTAATATCCTCCTTGTTCGTTGAAAGATTGTTCGGACGGTTCGATGTTGTAATGCTTCATCAGCTTTATACGGTTCTCAACCTTGGCCTTGGAGTAGTAGAAGCCTGTCCCTGTTGCGGTCTCTGCGGCAACTGCTGGAATGAGGTATGCCATCGGAGAGAGGTCGCAGGTGCGCCACATCATAATGATGGAGAACACAATCACCACAATGTTGATGGAGAATACTACGACCACAATTTTCTTGGAAAATTCCCAAGGGGCTTTTTGCTTCTTCCGTCTGCGCCTTGCCATTAGAGCTTCTTCGCATGGTCAAGAGAAATCCAGCCAGCCCCGGATTTCAGCTTGCCCCACTCGGAAGCACCCTGACCGCTCTGCTCTGCCACGATGGTGTAGACACCCGGCTTGATGAAGCCGTTGGTTCCGTAATTCGTACCCGCTCCCTTGCGGATATACAAATCAGGAATTGTCACACGCACAGTGTACGGTTTGAATGGGGTTGTCACGGCGGTCTTACCGCCATATACCACTTTACCGTTTTCATCATACACCTCATATCCGGGGTTCAAGTCGGCCTGTTTCTTGGCGTTTTCCAGAACAGAGTAAGCACCAATCTGGCTCTTAGCGTCAGACCAGCTCTTACGCACTCTGTAGAGCGTTTTAGAGGTAGGGGGTGCAGTTGTACTACCTCCACCAGAAACGCCGCTCAGACGCTCTGTGACGGCCTTGGCGAGGTCTCCCATGCGGTTGTACATCCAATCGCCGGGACAGCTCTTATTGGCGAACCAGCGGTGTACGGTGAGCACCATTTCATCAGCTTTCGGGTTGTAGTTCAGCGTCTTGTTTTTGTCCCCCAGCCAGAGCAGTTTCTTTTTGCCGTTGCGCTTGCAGATGTCCACACACAAGTCAATGAGCTTGTTGTAGACAACCGTTTTGAACGCATAGGGAGCGGAGGTGTCGGAAGCGCACTCGATGGTAACGGCTCTCTGGTCGTTTGCATTGCTGGAAGAACACCACGAGCGGTTCTTCTCCTCGCAGTACATACCGACTCTGCCGTCAGAACCAATACCGTAGTTACAGCTTGCCTGTCTGGAAGTGGGCAAGAAGATGTTCCCCAGCGTTTCCACCGAACACTGCCCCACAACGCAGTGAGGAGTAATTCGGTCAATGCTGTGCGTCCTCTGCCCGGAATGGTTTGGTGACAGCTTTGTGTAGCTCACCAACGGACTGTTTGTGTAGGCCATGGTTTAATCCTCCTTGTCTTTGAGAAGCGGAAGCCTTTCCACTTCTTTCATGATTTTTTCAGCCGTACCGTTACCGCCGAGTTCTTTGTAGGGAAGGTACAGATAGTCATGCAAATTCTCGTAATCGTCCTTGGTGATGAACCCTTGCTTGATATAGCAAGCCCCAAGGTAACAAATACGGTCATGCCCAAGTCCTCTGAGCATTTTCCCTTCTGTGCTCTCCTTCTTGTCTTTCCTCTGAATAAGAAAGGTGATAAATGCCCAAAAGCCGGTGCTTGCAAATACGGCGGTAACGATACTGATAATCAGCGTGGTTTCCGAAATCATTTCCTGTTATCCTCTCTGTGTTTACTCGGTGTATTCGACCCAACCTGCCGGGTATTCATCGGGAGACCAAGTGTTTCCGTCAATCGTAGACTGGTACAGCTTGCCGTTGTAGTTCACGATGTCCCCTTTGTTGTAAGCGTCATGCGCCCCCGTGGGCTTCGACCAGATGGGGTAGCCACTCTCGTCAAGCCCGATTGGGGTGTACAACGCCGAGGTCTTATCGGGTAGCCAGTCAGCCTGAGAGGTGTGTGCCTGTGCCACCTTGTAAAGCTGGGGGTCTCCCACACTGTTTACGCCGTAGGTGAAGCGGTCGTTCTGCTTATACGCAACGCCAACTTCCCATGGGCGGTAGAGCGCAACGCAAATCAGAGCGGTGTCCTCGTCAAGGCTTGCTCCTGCGTAGTCCATAGCTTCCCGGATTGCCTGTGCCTGTTCGATCATGCTCATACATTCACCCCCACAATTTCCAGAGCTTCTTTCATGTCCTGTACAATGCTTGCGCCCTCGTTGATTTCAAGCGTCCTGCCAGTGACAAGCCAGTCGCTCAGATTTCCTTCGATTTCCTCCCGCAGACCCTCTTTGTTCGCCAGATGGAAGGTATATTCGTCATACTCGAACATCGGGATTTCCTGCTCCGTCATTTCATCGACTTCCGTGACCTCTTTGATGTTCTCCCGAAGACGAACTTCCACATATCCCGGCATGGGTGCGAACGGCTCAATACTAAGCGAGTTGGGCGAGACATTTCCTCTTACTCTCATTGCTGACAACCTCCTTTAACTTTTTGATGTTGACCGTTTCGTAGTACTTTTTCTTCATGGCGTATGAGTTGGTGTGCTTGAAACAGGCGCACCGGGAGAGAAACCCGGAAGCCATTCTGTATGAGACAGGCCGGTTCTGCCGCTGTAGCTTTTGAATAAACCTGCTCTGCCGCATAAGTGCCAACGCCCTTCTCTTTCGGATGGTGGTAAAACCAATTCCGAAACACCTCCCTACGAAATCTATCTTTCGTCCCCTGCGGCCTGTCCTTTCCTTGCAGTATGGCTGAATACGAAACAACTGGTAGTCGTGTTTCACCGTCATACCCAGCTCCTCCACAAACAGGAAAATATCGTGAAGGGCTTTCCTCAGCTTTCGTTTGTTGCTGTCTATCAGCACCAGATCGTCAGCGTAGCGGATATAGTGCCGTATTCGGTGCTTTTGCTTGATAAGGTAATCCAGCGGTTGCAGGTATAGTTCTGCCAGCCAAGGGGAAGTATAGTTCCCGATGGGAAGCCCCGGATTGTGGGAGTCAATCACCTTGAAGATGATTTGCAAAGCCTTTTCGTCTTTGATTTTCTCCCGCAGTCGGGCTTTCAGCTTGCCATGAGGAATAGATGGGTAGAACTTGCTAATGTCCATTTTCACGCAATATTTTGCGTGTTTCCTGTCCCGCACAGTGGCTCTCTCCACACCCTTGCAAGCAAGGTCAATGCCCCGGTTGGGGATATTGGTGCAACTCCATCGGTAGGACGATTTCTCAATAATCGGCTTGAGAATCTGCATAATGGCGTGGTGTGCGCACTGGTCGGGGTAGAACGCCGGGACTTGCAGTTCCCGTTCTTTTCCAGATAACCCGTCCTTGATGATACGGGTCTTATATGGGGAGAGAAAATCCATGCGGCTCATTCGCTCGGAAAGGTCGTTGGCGTAATACTCCAAATTATCAAGGACTTCTTTCACCATTTTTCGCTTTTTCTTCTTTTGAGAAGCGTTGAGGATAGCCAGTCTGCAATTTTCCACTGAAACTATCCGTTCATAGAGGAATCCAAACCTTTTCATCTGCTTTTGTTTCTTACAGGGCTTTCGAGAGTGAACCTACTAACCCTGTCCCTCCAAACTATTTTTTACCAATGGGTACGGCGAAACAGTATTTGATGATTTTTACCGTTTAACAAAAGTAGGCGAGAGCCAATGTTCGTGTTGGAATTAGACGAAGTGTTGTTCAAATTAGCCGTAAAGAGACCGCAATTCGACCCATTATTCCAATTACCGCCGTGTTGGAACACTCGCTTTTACTGTTCGCCTTAGCGTGTTTCGATTTTCAATATGGTGTGTTCACCCACTTATGTGGGGGAGGAAATCCCCCACACCCCCTCAGGAGGGGATATAAAGCAGGCGAGAGCCAATGTCCGTGTTGGAATAAGACGAAGTGTTGCCCAAATAAGCCGCAAAGAGACCGCAATACGACCCATCATTCCAATGACCGCCGCGTCGGAACACTCGCCATCCTGTGCTACTCCAACAAGCGTCACACATATAGGTGGACTCACTGCCGCTACCAGCCGCAGAAGAAAGCATGACATGGGGATTTGCCCCGGTGTCCAGACCCTCCTCAGTGATATAGGAGCTACCCCAGTTTGTCGCTCCTTTGAAGGAAAGCTGGGTGTAGCCGGTTGCAGTATCGTCAGCGTACTTGGAAGGGTCGTTGCAGATATAGTAAGTGCCGTCGTTCCAGTTCACGCCATCGACCCATTCCCACACATTGCCCCAGAAGTCCTCGATACCTCTGTAGACAACGCCGGTCTTACCGTCTGTGCCAGAAGGTCTGCCGGTGAGGTTGGGAACGCTGTTGCAAGACCCGGTTCTCAGCGAGCCGCTGTTTCCGTCACAATATCCTCTGCCGATAACGCTCTGCACATTGTTGTTTGCAAACTCCACCAGCATGAGCATTTGAATGGCAGATACCGCCGCAATGTCAATCAGGCTCCATCCTGCGCCCTTCGCCTTGGCGTTACTGCGGAAAGTGGCTCTTGTCTGTGACGCTTGCGGACTTGCCCCGGAGACGGATTTATTGTTGCTGGAAGTTTTGTACGCACCCACATAGGCGTGGTCGCACTCCCGACCTGCATGATTGAACAGGGGGTGTACCGAGAAACCAGCCGTAGGCTTGTCTGCGATCTGAATATGCTCAACCGTCCCCTCACGATAGCGGCGGTAGTAAAATTTCGGGATTTTCACCATCACATCGTTGGTAGAGAGGGTTTCCCGCACCATGCCCTTCCAAGGCATGACATCATCGAAATCGCTGTGACCAGCGTTTGTGCCGATAGAAGCGGTGGCGGTCATGCCCACTGCCATGTCGGTTCTCGCCCACACAGGGGAGGACGCTTTAATATCCCGGCTGATACCGAAGATTTTCACAAAAGACAGCTCCACCGTTTCGCTCTGCCCGTCCGAGGTGATTACAACCTGCTCGAAAGCGGACTCGCCGCCGCTGGTCGCTTTCACAGTCCATGTGCCGACCTTGTGTACCTTGAACTGATACCTGCCGCTGGTGCCGGTTGCGGTATAGGTCGTGCCATCGAGGGAGCAGGTACAGGTCGCTCCTGCCGGGTAGGTGACATCAATGGTGGCGGTGAAATAGTAGTAGGTTGCTTCATAGTTCGATACAGCACCCGCCACAGACACCTTGGCTTCGGTGTTCTCAGGCTTGGAATACCCGTCCTCCGCACCGTACTCGATGTGATAGGTGTGTCCGATGGGGACGGTGAAAGAAGCCTTTTTCTGCGTCTTGGTGAGCGTGGCGGTCTTGGTGTACTGCCCGTCCGTCTCGTCCACGCAGGTGATAGTGACGCTGTTAAATGCGCTGTCATTGTCAATGTTGATGGTGACATTCGCCGTTTCCCCATCGGCAGGAGCGGCACTCGCCCGGTTTTTCTCATTGCTCGACAGGTTATACACGCCCTGAGAGGAATACGGGAAAGCGGAGAAGTAGTAGGTCTTCCCCTCGGTCAGACTGCTCACGGTGTACTCCTCGGTCACATATTTCCCAAGCTCTTTGTTGTCAATAACCAGCGTACCTTCGGTGGTGCTGGCGGGGTAGCCATCTTCGCCCATGCGAATCATTACGCCGCCGACCGAACAGAGCAGATTATCTGCGCTGTCATAGCTGTCTTCGGGTTCCAGAAATCTCAGCCCAATGGTGGTGCTGGATTTTGCGAAAGCGGTAAACGCTCTCATGTTGTTGGGTGCCTGTCCTGTCTTTTGCAGGATATTATCTACCACCCATTTTGCTTCTGCCCAGCTCATTTACTTTACCTCCTCGCTAATTGTCAGCCCATCACTGCCGAAGGTGACGGTCTTTGTCAGGGTCAACAGCTCGTTCTCATACAGCTTTTGGACGATTTTATCTGCCGAAACGAAAGTGGTTTCGATTTTCTTATCGCCGTAAGTCTCGGTGATGGTCTGCCCATCGGCAGAGAAAACGGTGTTGCGGGGGTCAAAACCGTCTGTCTTCACATCGAGCGAATCAATCTGGTTTTGCAGGTTTCCCGCCACATCGTCACCGAGCTGACTCTTGATAAACTCAAACCAAGTGTTGAATAGCTGTTCCTGCTGGTTTTCAAAGGCGGTGATCTCATTGCGGTAATCTGTTTTGATGGTCTCAACGATACCGTCACCCTCGGCTTCCAGCTTCGCAATATAAGCGGTAAAACCAGCCTGTGTAGCGTCTGCGGTGTCCTCAAACAAGCCCTTCTGCGTGTTGAAGTAATTCTGAAAGGCGGTATAGAGGTCTGTGCCGCTCTCTACCATCGACATGAGGGTGTTCAGAGCTTCGTTCATGCGGTTGGCTTCCTTTGCCCCGAAGAACGAGTTTTCTTTCTGGCTGTACACCGTCACATCTTGGAACGAGACCGTTCCGTCACCGTTTTGGATTTCGGTGTACCGCTTTAGCCCACTCCAAGTAGCGTCCGTGTAATTGACTGGTAAAAGTTCCCATGCCATTACAGTTCTCCTCCCTTCATTCCAAAATTCCATGTGAACATCCGTCTCCCCTCGAACTCATTGGTGAGCCTGTCGTAGAGGTCGAGAATCGCCCCTTCCAGCCGGTTGAGTTCGTAAAAATCCATCACATTCCCGTTGTCAACATAGATTGGCGGGTTGCCGTAATCCATGTTGAGGGAGCCGTTGTTCACCGTTTTCAGATTCTCCTCAAGCTGATTGATTTCGTCAGCGTAGAAGTAATCTGCCGGGGTGCGGTCTTCCCCAAGGGAGACGATAGTAAACTCGTCATACAGGCGGCTTGCCAAATCCCGCAGGTAGTCAAGGTTGTTTTTGATACGGTTGAAATCTGCCGCATTAAACCTGTCCCCTGTGTAATTACCTGCGGAATCTGTAGCCCCATGCCAATCGGTTTTAGGGGTTTGCCAAGCCATATTTCGCACCTCCTACCCTTCGGGCAGTCACCTTGCCCGAAAAACTTTGATTGAAATTGAGGGTCTGCCGGTAGATGTTCACCTTCATGTCGTTGTGGAACTCGTTTTCCTGATACACGATGTCGTTCACATCAATCTCCGGGTTTCCTCTCGTGTCGTATTCGTACTCAATGCCGGAAGCGTAATAATCGCCCAACCAGTTCGCAAGGTCGGTAGCCATGTCAATGTCGGACATCAGAGGGTTTTCCCACTTGATGGTCTTACCCCGGTTGTTAAGGGTTTTGACTGCGTACCGCTCCACGATTTTGTATCGGTAGCCGTAAATCTCCAAGCGGTATTTCCCTGTCACGCTGAACCGCACCGTGATGTAGTAGTTGCCCCAATCCTCAATCGTAACGCCGCCTATCGTGTCTTCCAGAACCGCCCGGAAGCCGTAGGAGGGTTCGCCAATAAAGAAGGTTTCCACATCACCGGCTTTGACCTCCACATCTTCACCGACAAGGTTATCTTCCTGTGTACCGTTCTGGTAGCTGTAACAGGGGACGATTACCTCCTTGATAAGCTCCTGTTTGATGGCTTTTGGTGAGGAGGTCATGTCGGTTCGGGTCATAGTGAAATCCGTAATATCGCCAAAACTAAAATTGTTCAGCACAATGCGGTTGTACGGCTCTGCTGTTTTGGTGAACTCGATCTCCATGGTGTCAAAATCGTCAAGGTCGATATGCAGTATCGTGACCCGTTCGATTTCGTCTGTGCCTACCGTGTACTCCGTCACAAGCTGACGGTCGTTGTAGGTGCGGATAACAAACTCCGCAGGAATCGCATTGCCGAACACAAACTTTGCGCCGTAGTACATACAGGCCACTTCCTGCTCAATCGTAACCACGGGGTTACTTGCAAACCGCCCGTTTTCATCAGACAGCTCCGCAGATACGAAGCCGGTGTTGAATGTTTTGCCGCTGAGATTGCGGGGCAGGAAGAACATCTTCCCGTCAGCCGTGGTGTAGTTCGTATTCAGCGAAGCGTATTCGTCCTTGACGCTATCGTCCAGAATCTTGTCCGCATTGGAATACGCCGCTTGGGTCTTTGCGCTTGCGGTGGCTTCCGGGACGAAATTGGATTTAATCTGGATAGTGCCAAATCTGGTCTGTGTGAGAACACACCTGCAAGCGTTGGCAATAATCTGTAACGCTTCTTTGTGCTGTACCCTCGGTATGGGGTTCTTGGTGAAAAGCGTCCTGAGCTGGGGGTCGATATAATAATCGGTCATTCCTGCGTCCCGCAGGACATCTTCTGTCAGCTCGTAGTAGCTCACACCTGCGCTGTTGTACATTCCCTTGTAGTACTCGGAATCCATATTTCTGAAAATGTCTTGACAGCGGATAGTGGCAGTGTAATCGTCCGACTCCCATTCAGAGCACAACAGGCGGTTTCCACGAATCCACTCAATCTCCCCGGTCTTTGGGAGCTGGTAGCCGTAGTAGATTTCTATTTCCTGCCCGGTTTCAAGGAAGTTTATCGCAGACTTGGGATTGTCCACATTGAAATAGTGGTCGTAATTTTTGAGCTGTACCGAGAAATCAATCTGCGGCACATCTGCCCCAATGGGAGACACATAGCTCTCAAGGGAAGAACTCATGACATCTTGGTTGTAGTACACCAGTCCATACCCGAAGCGGATGGAGTAAATACGCACCCGGCTCTGAGGGTTCTTCATGGTGTAGAATATGAGCCGCACCTGCGTTGTGTCTGTCAGTACTTCCTCAGTGGAGAAAACCGCTTGGTCGTTGTCCCGGAACTCTATGACCTGTCCGCTACTGCTTACCATGTCAAAATCCACAGGGTGGTTCTCCCCGAAATTGATGGTGATACCCTTGAAATCGGTAGCCACGATATTGAGGTTGATCGTAAGCTCGAAAATTGCTTCTGTCAGGAGCTTGTCGCTGATAATCCCGGTGTCAAGGTATGCGCCCGACTGGTTTCTCCGTGGGAGGAAAAACATCGACCCGTCCACCTTGGTGAAGTTTTCCTCAAGGGTAGCGTAGACCGTATCGTCACTTTTTTCACCGAGAACATTTTTGGCGTTTGCGTAGTACGCAAAATCGCCCTCCTCAACGGTGGCTTTTGCCTGTGCTTCTTGGTTAATAAGACCGAAAGAGAGCATGATGTATGCTCTCTCCCGGAGAGAGGATTTCATGCTTTCCTTGTATGCCTTTGAAACCTTCTGCATAAAATCCCCTCCTTACTCTCCGCAGTCCACCAGATTCACTTTACAATTCCTGTAGTGTGTCGGTTTTCCGCTATTGTCTGTCCAATAAGGTTCTCCCGTCCTATCGCCGGGGTACATTTTGATGGTCTTCCGGGAATTGGTAACGGGGTCTACGAAAGTTACATAAACAAAGAAATTGCTCAATGCGTTTAGAATCTGCCTCCACTGTTCAGCGGTGAGCCAAGGCCATTCAAGACCGTCAATCTTGTACTGGTCTCGACCCACACGCTGACCGACAACCGAGCCGTTGGCGTTTCTGCCAGCGTCCACGACAGTGGTTACAATGGGGCGCACCCCTCGCTTCGGAGGGGGTAGCTCGTAGCCATTGATTGCGATATAGGACATTTCCGCACCTCCTTACTTCACGAACACATAACCGTTGGCTTTGCGCTGAGTGGTTACAGCGTCAGTGACAGTGCGATTGCCGATCTGAACAATGGTCTGCTCGTTTTTATCAGCCTGTCGGCGCATATCGTCTGCCATCTGGGACAGCGTGGGTTCGACATACTCCTTGTAGAACTCCTTCATGCACTCCTCAAAGCCGGTGACAGAGAGATTGCGGTTGCTTGTTACATCGGCAGATACCGACTTGGCGAACGAATCACTGGTGTAATATTTGAGAGCGGAGGTGTCTACCGCAAACCGCATGACAGGGCTTACGCTGGTGAAGGAGTTTGCCCAACTGTCCACAACGCCCTTGGTGGTCTTTCCAAGAGTGGTAATCCCGTTGTTGTAGCCAAGAACGGTGTCCCCGCCAATGCGTTCAAACACCTTGGAGGGAGAATTGGAATCCAATTCAGACTTAAATGCGGCGATTGCGTCATTTGCCCACTCACGCATATAGCGGCGGGAAGTGTAGTACAGGTCGTTGATACCAGAGTTAAAGCCGTTCACAACATCCCTTGCGATTTCGTAGAACGCACTGCGGGAAGCAATGTCGCTGAACCACGATTTCACATTGGAAGCCCAAGAAGTCATGCTGGACTTCGAGCTGTTGTAGGAGCTGGTAACGCCGCTACCAAAACCGCTTACGATGTCCTTTGCGTAATTCTGGAAGGTGGTACGGTTTACCGCACCATAGCCGCTTCCAGTAAACCACTGCTTTACATTGGAAGCCCATGTGGTGACGCTCGATTTCGAGCTGTTGTAGGAGCTGGTGATACCAGAAGCGAAGCCAGACACCACATCTTTTGCGTAGTTCTGGAAGGTGGTACGGTTGATTGCGCCGTAACTGCTCTGCGTGAACCAGTTCTTTACATTAGAAGCCCATGCGGTCATGGTGGAGCGGCAGGTCTCGGCACTGCTGGTGAGCTGTGTCTTGAAGCCCTCTACTAAATCCCTCGCCGCATTTTTGAAGTCCCCGGATTTCGACTGAATACCGTCCACAAAGCCGGTTACAAGGCTCTGTCCGACCTCCTTCATGTTGACAAACATACCAGTGGATAGCTCCACATTGCTGTCACACAGGTTTTCAATCTGCGTCAGGAGGTCTTTATATTCCTGCAACAGGTCTGCGGCAGTCTGCAACTCAGGAACAGCGATTGCCAGTTTGTCGTTGAGGTTGGAGGTCTGTTCGGAAATGTTCTCCACATCACTTGCCAGCTTCTCAATGGGGTCTTGCGTAAACCAGCCGATGATGGTGTCAATCGTTGCGCTCAGGCCAGCGATAGCGGACACCTCTGTGTACCGCACCACCTGTCCTGCAAACTCCGTCATGAAGTCAACGAAATCGCTCATATTGCTGGACAAGCCGGGGAGCTTTTCGTTCAACGCCATCAAAGGCGGGTCGAGCCGATAGTTCAGCTCGTCCGCTACAGCGACCAGACTTTCCACAAAGAGGATAAATGCCGCCGCAAGCTCCACAAGCAGAGCTGTACCAAGCCCGATAGCCAAAGGCAACAGACCTGCCGAAGCAACGGTAGCTACGCCGAGAGCCGCCGTAACAACGCCGATACCGACCAGTAGACCAGTGCCGATACCAATAGCGGTTGCAATAGCTTCTCCGTTATCCAGAACGGGTTGCCATGCCTGACCGATTTCGTCCAAGCCCTTACCGATAGCCCATATCTCAACGATGAACAGTCCAGCGGCTACACCGAGTTCCAGCAAAATGGCAGTACCGATACCGATGTTCAGCGCAATGGTCGCACCGCCTGTACCGAGGGCATAAGCGGCTAAACCGACTGCGCCCAAGATCGCCGCACCAAGACCGATTGCGATTGCAACCGTCTCACCATTGGCAATGACAGGTTCCCAAGCAATACCGACCTGTTCCAGTTCCATACCGAGCAGTGCGATTGCACCTACGATGAGCAGTGCCGCCGCTGTGACTTCCGCTATGACTACCAGACCCAACCCAAGGTTTTTCGCCAGAGAAGTGAGCTTGGGAGAAAGGCCGGTGCTGACTGTAGTGTCGATTTTGGAGGTTGTGTCAGTTACCGTTTCAAGTGCCTGTTTTGCCGCTTGACCTGCGTTTGCGCTGTCTTTCAGTGCGTCCAGTTTCTTGAGAGTGAGGATAAACCCACCGACCAGCATGAGCGCACCAGCGGCAACCTCCACCATGTTGACATTCGACCAATCGCCGGTTCTGATTGCTTCAAGGAATCCTTTGAGGTTGTCCACAATGAGCGTAGCACCGCTGATAATCAGACCAATGCCAGCCAGCTTTGTGTTTCCTGTCAGCATACCCAGCCCACTCAGGAACAGGCCGAGGTTTTTCACCAGAAACAGCGCATTGTCCCAATTCACACCGTTGTTCACCATGTCGCTGATAGCGGAGACAATACCCGTAAGCCCGGAAATAACCAACATGGCTCCCGCCATCTTGATATTGCCAAAGAGCAGGAACGCCGCACCGAGGGCTTCTGCGAAACCGCTTATGAGCTTGGTAACATTGGTGAAGTTGGGGCCGTTCGCCATGATGTCTTGAATGGCTTCCTTCATGGTGTTCCATGCGTCCAAGAACAGGCCAAGCCCCGCAATTTTGAAAGCAATACTGCCTGTGATGTTAAATCCCTTCATGGTGGACAGCCACCGCAGGAAGTCCTGCACACCCTTGGCGATTCTCCAAGCAAGGAAAGCCGCTCCAATGGCAAGCACACCGGCAAGGATTTCGTCAATGTTTTCCCTTACCCAATCGAGGAAGGGCTGAATTTTCGCCAT